CCTGAATCGTCTACAAGAAGTGCGCAAGGGCTATTCCTCTTCCATCGATTATAAAATGATCAATAAATTGATTCAAGATTTGAAATAATCTAAGACAATTTGTAGGAATTGCATTAAGAAAACTTACCAAGTTAGGAAATAAAAATTTTTCAAAGTCTTGCAATAAAATGGCATGATTAATGAAATATAAAAATTGACTTACACCGTCCAAGGTTGGTCGATGCCAGAGTTGCGAAGTTATACCATCAAATAGGCTAGACAGAATGGTGTGAAGTTGGAAAACAATGACATATCTGCAAAAATGGCTACTCATCTCACTAATTTCAAAACTCGATCTTTTATCAAAATCTTTGGAATGATTGGAAGATAGGGTCTGGACATCTTGAAAGTCTTCCTGAATCAATTCCGTATCAAACACGATACTAAACTTGACAAAATAAATGATTTCAGTTCAAACACCTCCTAACACGGCTTTTCCAGAACAACTGCAACCTTGGTGTAAACTTAATCCATGTCAAAATACCGGAATAACACCGTCTTGATCGATGTCAATTCTAAGATCTCAGTGTTGAAATAGGCCGCCCAACAAATTCTCCTTAACAATCCTTCGTCTAATAATTTCTATTATGGGACAAGAACTTGTCTTATGCAACAAGATGAAGATTATATAGATAAGAACTCGCTTAGAGGGGTTACTAATCATAGAATTCTTCCCTTTTGTCAGGACGAGATCACATATATAACTTATGAAAGTAAGAATATAATTAAGAATCACAAGAACTTGATTGAAGAAATCAAACAGAAACATAAAGGTTATCAAATAGTACTATGCTTTAATGATTGCCATTATTATATGACCCAAAAAGATTGCGATGAATGGAATGAACTTTCAGATGTTACTTTCCTAGTCAATGGAATCGACTTTCCGAAATAGAATGGAATGTATAACCTACCTGACGGAGAGGGTTTCGTTTCTATCAATCATGGAGAAATCGAGATGTATGCCAAAGGAAATGGCAGTTCATATTCACACCCCCACGCGATCATTCCAAATGACCGAAATTCCTCTATGATAATGAACATGGATATCCCTATGAACGTAGGCAAAAGTCGAAACAATATGATGAGATACTGCAGTTGGAGTGGCAAGTAAATCCAAGTCACGCAGCTTATAAATAGAGACATTTATATATAACAGGATTTTACCTTACTATTGAACGAAGTGCATTCGTAGAGTAAAAACTATTTTTATGATGTCTTTCAATAGAGTAGGCGACTCACAGGGCACCAACAACCCGAGGATTTTTGTCTCTTAGAGATTCTCTTGAGAAATTTGAAATTCTGGTAAAGCGTTTATTATTATTCCTTCATATTAATATAGAGTGACGTCGGGAATTCTCTCTTTTCTCAGAATAAATTGATCAATAAGTATTATATGAAGTGGCTCAATAGCGAATATGTAATGGGTGTTCTATAAAGAATTGGTTTATACTCATTTACAATAATCTTAGTGCTACCAGTAACACTTCTTACTTTACTAATGTCTTCCATTCTCCTTCCTTTATCGGTACCCGGGTTCGTCTTCATGGTGGTGTTGTATTGTGTCTTGCAATTGGCGTGGATTTATCTTTTCTTCAGATATGTCTTGATTTGGTTTTTGCGAAGAATGTACAACAAGTTGTTTACCTCCTTGATTAAGAAGAAAAAGGTGATGGGACATTCTTTTGTAATCAAGCCAGAGGAAGAGATAGATGAAAGAAATCCTCTCAACCCGAACTTTAAAAGTATTAAATACTACCATTTGGTCGGCAAAGGTAGGATAGAGATTGATGAGGAACAAGCATTAAGACTTATGAAAAAGACTCGGGCTAAACCAAAGTCAAAGTTGAGTGGTCATCAACTAAACCTGTATTTCAAGGAACTCAATAGCTTTTCGTGGGACCACACCGAGCCCCTTAATATCAAACATTGTTTGAACAACAGGCTCTTTCAACATCAGTAATTACCGTCCACCGATTTTCTGCGCTTGGTAGAAGAGTAGGTTGATAATGAGTATGATTCTCTACAAATCGATTTCTCAGAAATGCCTGACATGGAGTAAATTTTGTCTACGAAGAGGGGTTATAACGCCGCTAAGATACGTAGATATCGGAAATTCGGCCTTAAACACAAGGCCGCATACACAGGCTTTCGAGGCTTCTTCTCAGGTTTCCTAAAGTTTGGAGAATAATACTTTACAACTGATCGAATTGAAGGGAATGTCTTAAAAAACTAGAAAAGTCGATCGCGATTAATCGCAGGGGCGTCACACGACATACATGGAATCCCCTATATGGTCGCCAATTGGATTATTGACTTAATCGCCCCGCAAATTCCCGGATTTAGCTACAAGGATACTGCCG